TTGATGTGGTTCTGCCTGGAGCCACAAAGGGGTGCTTTGAAGTCAACTTAATGGGCGGCCGTTGACCGTAGCATGCCGTCACGCATTTGATTCCTGGGGGTGATAAACCAGGGAGGATAAACTCCTCTACCCCGTGGGTCGTCCAGCTAAAGACCCGGGCGCTAGATACCCGGAGACAGAACGTATTTGGTCACAGACGTTGTCTAATCAAAACTGTGAGCGTAATACTCTACGCCAAGAGTGAGCCCGGCTCGCGGTAAAGGTTGCTCTCGCCTAAACCGGATCCCTCTGAGTTCTTTACCGACGCCATCAGGACAAACGTCGAATCGCCCCCACACCAACTTAGCGTTAGCCCGGTTGTAGCAGGGTATTACCCCGTTTAGCAATAGCGAAGCTTCTCTAGGTCGTCGTGGAACAACCAAGAGTCGGAGTAATCGGAGAATGCTGAGTACAAGGATCCATACAGGAACGGCGCCATGGGTTCGTAGTGTTCGCTTGATGCATGAGCATTATCCGCGTTGAGCATCTTCCATATGGACTCGGGATCATTCCAGTAAATATCTTGTTTCTTGGGTACAGCTGTGGGCAGCTGGCTCCTAGCGACAAGATATGAGTCCATGACAGGTAGGCCGTTAACCCAGGATGCCAGCCCTGAGTTTATCGCCCACCGATGCTCTTTCGGCCCGAAACTTCTCTTCAACTTCCTGGTGTAGTTACCGCCGATGATGGCTCGGTGCCACATCCTGTGAGCGATCACACGATCAGCAGCCGCGCCCCCGGTTTTCGAGAGGAAGGAAAGTATTGGACCTGACCAATTTTGGACCTTCACCAGATATCCTATGCCCCCGTAACCTGGCTCCCTCCTGTACAAGTACTGAGATGCGAGGTCGTAGAGCGGCGTCAGATGCCTAGTGATGCACTGGAGTTGGTCATCTCCAGATTGCCGAAACTGCAGGTTGGCCTTTTTCAAGCCGGCCAACTTTCTCACCAAAATCTGACTGATAATGGTGCGCAGGGTGTTTCCGACGGTGGTGAGCGTAGCTGCTCCAGAAAAGACGCTGCCGTCGAGACATCCTCTGAACATTACGTTCCTCGTACCGACATAGTAACAGACGAAAGGATACACTGTGGTACAGAGAGCCTTTGTAAGCTCAGTCCTTTGTCTGTCATTATAGCCTATACGGGCGCAATATTCAGGTAATAGCTGCTTGTGAAGTTCAACATCAACTGCTGCTATCTTCCACGAATGTTCGTGGGCATCATGGCTGGAGCCGTCTGCATCTCCAAACCATGGATCTGGCACTGACTGGAACATTTGGGTGAGGTCATCTTCCAGCTGGGCACAATCCAATCCGTGTATAAACTGAGGTAGGAACGATTTCAAAGCAACTAGCAAGTTCTTATTATACGTCCCTGCCATGAGTTTATATTGTGCCGCAGGGTTGAACACCAAGCGGCCACGGATCTTGTCAGGATGGTCAAAGTGCGCCTCGTTGGATTTTTGCAGGCACTCCAACAGTACCGGTATTGTTAAGGTCTCTTCCCATCGTACTTGACCCAAACGATATGTGGACCTCTTTTTAGGCGGCAAGCTCATAATGTACTCCTCTTCATCGATCATGCCGTGTTCCGCCCAATATTGAAGGATTTTTGGGACCCATTTTTTCAGGCATTTCTTCGCCTGCCTGATGTACATGCGTTTTGGGATCGGAGCCTCTGTTGATCTCACACCCACTTGACGCGAGTGAAACGCATGGAATAGGTTCCTGCTGGAGACGCGCAGGATATAGGGGACAACGCGCCCTCCGGATTTGAGCATCTCAATTCCCGTGCGGTACCAACTAGCAGTCGGCTTTTCAGAGTCTACATAATTCCTCATGTATTCCTTAGCCGCTGCAAAATCCTTCAATTTTTCCCCTGAGCGCCGGAAATATTCAATGGACTGTGCAGTTCGATTACCCTCTTCGATGGTATCGTACTGATTTTCAGTGATGTCCATATAAATATTAGGAACTTCCAGTTCCGCTCTCCCGTCGTCGCACCCGAATGCCTGGAGGATCTCAACTCGCTCACGGAATTCCAGCAGCCGCATAAGCCTTGCCACCCATCTGTCAGCCAGAACGCCGAAAGAGAGCAAGACCCTTAAGACAATGCCAGCGACGAAGGTTGGCACCTCATACGCTGTTGCTGGGATAGCGATTGCGAAGAATGAGTGCACCCACCACTCCATTTCACCAGTCATGTTGTTCCACATGAATCCGAGTACTCCACTACCCTCACAGATCGTAGCCTCGTGATACCAAGATCGCATGACCTTGATACCCTCGGCTGGATCTTCATCAGGACCCATTGTTTTGAACGGGTCCGCCATGAAACGCTTGAGTGCTGATGCGAAGATTTGTCGAATGGTTATCGCATCGGCGCAGATCAAGCCGTCCATGACTGACATGGTAAGGAGGCCTAGGACCAAACATCCCAACATGATGCACAAGCCGGTGACTAAGCACTCTCGAGTGGTCGGTTGGAGGGGTTCACGGGCATCTTTGGTGTCTTCATCTTCTGCAGCTGCTGTATCTCCTTTGCCTCCCAAGGCATCATAGCATTCCTCCCTGATAGGCCCCCAGATCATCTGGTAAGTGGTAGACAAGATAACGCGCAAATCGCGGTTATAACCCTTGAGCGGGCGGAACAGACTTAGGCTGCGTGCTGAGATGGTGGTTTGGGATAACGAGCTCTGGTTCTTGAACCACTTTAACTGCGTCGCTACACTGAACATATCAATATAGCATCTCGTTGCTCTCATCCACCGACTCTCTCTTCCTCTGTAGTATGATACCATCACGGACATTAAACTTATATAATACAAGTAATAATAATCCGAGGTTGCCGACCAATAAAGGACTAGGCACCATACTCCAACCATCATCCACGTGGATCTCGCAACTACCCACTGGATTCTCGCAACCAATCCCATTAGTTGCGCATGTGTGTAAGGAATGGCTTCTTCCCGTAAGCACTCGGCCACGAAGCTGACGGATGACCCGTATATCTGTTCCTCTAAGATATTAACGGGCTTTGCTCTAACCTGGTCCATTTGTGCGTCGATTAGAGCTTCCAACGCGACCTCCCTCAGAACTGCTGCCTCTCCGATACTCAGGATATGGTTTTCCAATACTTTGAACTTCACGTACTGGACCATTCGATTAGCCAACTTCGCAACTACGTTAATGTCGTCTTTGGACTTGTTGACTAAATCGGTCTCTGATCGGAGCAGATCTAGGGCCCATGCTTTACACCGAAGCAAGGGATTAAACCTGGGGAACTGACGCCCAGGGACCGTGACCACGAACCGGTAGCTCGGAGACACTGGAACCCACCAAACGATCTCGCATCTGGGGATTTCAGACCAGAGTCTGACGGGGAGCTCGGTGGATGTTTCCACGCGGTCACTGAGAACGGAGATTTCCAGGGGAGCATTTAAAAATTGCTCATCAGGATCCGGCGTTTTTATAACAGCCAGACCCCTCCATGCGTCCCGACCAGCTGCTGGGAACGGCAATGGACCTGGGATGTTGAATTGGTGTCTCAATCCATACACCTGCGCAACCTCCGTTAAAAACTGGATCGGTCTCATGTAATCATGAGGTGAATCTTCGAAGTCATTGACTGGAAAAGCCAACGCTTCAAGGACCGATCGAGCCCAGAGCCTATACAGGGGCCACCGTGGCAAGCGGTAGTCAACCCCCTGGATATCTCCAGTTGCCGAAAGTTTCCACTCCTTCGTTGTAAACGCTGGAGCGGCCACGGGTTGAGCAACACTAGATACGGCCGTACTAGGTTGCGTGCTCAATGTAGGAGGCGTTGGACTGCCTCCTTGCGCTGTTGGTTGGCCGGCGGCTTGGAGCTTCCGATCGGCGAGCGCTTGAGCCCATTCAGATGGGCTGGGGTATTGAGGAATGGGGGCTTGGCTCCCTTGCAGTTCCTTAGGGAGGTAATACGCGTCAGGCTGCCCCTTAGCCTGTGCGCATGTCCAGTTCTGGCCACAGCGGTAATTGCTTTCCACCAAAAACCAGTGCTCAACAGGGCTTGTGTTGTGCCCTATTATAACCTTGGCTTTGGTGACGTCACCGTAGACTTCAGTTGCCACAAATTGAGTATGGGAATACGTCACTAGTGCAAACTGGTCAGGGAATGCAGAATCCCCGAGCATGGCCGCTTCCTGGAGCGTAGTGTATGCGCCTGTCCACCCGAACTCCTCCCTCTGGAGAGCGAGGTGTTGCTCTGCTACCTGGAGGGTTGTAACGCCACTCTTAGCCAGAGCCTGTGCGAAGCAATTCGCGGATGGTGGTGCCTTCACCTTTGGATTTGGGGGAGGATACTGGTCCATGTCGGGATGGACCACCCAATGTCCTGGAGCTCCTGCTCCCTGTATAACCAAGGTTAGCATATCCTCAATGACAATAGCTTGGTTTGTAGGGGGCGGGAGCGTAGCGTGCTTTGAGACAGAAAATGAGATCATATTGGACTTGCCAACTGTGCACGATGTGGCAAACTTCCAATTAACTCCCATGTCCTGAAGCAAAGTACACGTGAAGGAGGTGGGGACCAGCTGCGCTCCTGTAAGGGAGGCATACTGGGGTTGTGCCGCTGGCCAACGCTTATAAAAAATTGGCCAGTGCTTATTCAGCAAAGCTTCCAATTGATCATCGCATGGCCCGGCACCAATTTTTCCGACTACCTTACCTTTAGAATCCGTCGACGTTGATTTAAGGTAGTCTCTTTCGTATGCCCTTAACTCCATCATCAGGGCATACATAGGAACGGCCCACTTCCAACTGACTGCTGCCATAGCATGCAGAACAGCGAAAGTCGCGCACCTCTTCCCACTGATTTTCCCTCCAATCCACTTAGTCTTCTGATCCTTTGAGTAAAAATACTCATGCTGGTGACCAACTTTTTGGTTGCGGATCATGACCGGGATATCAGAATCAATTTTCCACTCAAAAGTTTTCCCATAAGCTTCACTAATGGGATAATCTTTTTTGCGGGAAACAGGAAGTCTTGAGGACTTCACAGCCGCTTCACCTTGGGCAGCTGGTTGAGGGACTTGTCTTCTTTTCTCGTGACGCCGCCCGGAACGGCGGGGCCACTGGAATGGGCGGAGTAGTCCACCGAGAGGGAGAGTACACGCCAGACAGCAGGTTAGGAGGAGGAAATTGAATCCAAATATTCCCTTCACACCCGTCTCTGTTGCGGCGACTCGATCCCACGCAGTCATCCACTCACCTTCACACACACGGCTAGCGAACGCCATGTGCTTGACACCTCTATGCACTGTTACCAGTAACATACCTTCCGGGGAGATGTCTTGTCCCCCAAGAGCCAACTTAATGGCCCGATTATAGGGGAGAGTGTCGGGGAGAACAACACGAGCGATGCACTCAGTGTTTGCCAACTCAGGAATCGTCCAAAATCCGTTGGCACGGGCAACTTGGCCCCGACACGACCGGGCGTACTCATACGCCCAGTGTACACATTGACTTGTCACTTCTGGATAAGTGACAACGCAAGATCCGCAGTCAACCCTCTTGAAGGGGATGTCATACGCCTCAGGAATGGCA